CGACATTATCAATTCCCCTTTTGGAAAGCGATGGACAACGGCTGTAACAGGGCCGTGAAGAGCTGGCATCGTCGAGCTGGTAAAGATATCACAGACTTCCAGTTCATGGTCAGAAGTGCCTTAAAACGGCGCGGAACGTACTACTACTACTTCCCCACGCTTGAACTTGCCAAGAAAGCTTTATGGGACAACATCGTTGAGTTTTATAAGAGCGGTGAGGTTGTGGCTTCTGGGAATATGATTGATATTCTATGCCCTCCTGAAGTTAGGAAGCGAAGGAATAACTCCGACTACTTCCTTGAGCTTGTTAACGGCAGCGTGATTAAGATTGGTGGTACGGACAATCTAAGCGTCATTGGTATGAATGGCTATGGTTACGTTTTTTCTGAGTGGCAGTCGCAGAAGAAAGAGGCTTTTGGCTATATCTCCCCGATTTTGCGTGAGAATGGTGGGTGGGCATTGTTTAACGGGACTATGCGTGGCAAGAAGAACCACCTATACCAAGACATTCAGAAGACGGCGAGCATTGATAGCTGGTTTTCTCAGTGGCTTAAACCCGAAGACACCAAGGATTATTACTGGATTAACCCCGAAGAAGACATCTTTGTGAATCCAGAGCTTGTTGGAATGAAGCACCCCGACACATTCAGGAAGTTTCAGAACATCCAAGAAATTGTTGATGCTGGCGAAATCAGCATGTCTTTGGCCTTGCAGGAGTATTTGAACCGGGCAGACAGCGATGTATACGGTGGATATTACGGATATGAGCTGAAGAAGATGAACAGGGATCTTAGATTGAAGTCGCTTAATCCTTTTTCAGATCCGGTTTACACGTTTTGGGACTTAGGCGGGGCAAAGAGTCAGACCGATAAGACGACGATTGTGTTTGCGCAGATTGACATTGAGAGCAAATGTTACAAAATTGTAGATTATTATGAGAACAGAGGGAAGTTACGTGGGCATTACTGGAATGTGATTCACGATAAGGCATATAATTACGGCGGTCACTACTATCCACACGACGGTAAGAGGACGAATGAGTGGACGGGTGAAACTTCTGCCGACACAGCAGAGCGTGAGTTTGGCATAGAACTTAGGTATGTTACCAAGACAAACAATACGGCCAATGATATTGAAGTTGTGCGTCGCCAGTTTGCTAATTGTCAGTTTAACGCTGATAGCGATGGCGTGGAAGTTCTGATTGATGCACTTGGTCACTACCATGAGAACGAAGGGACGGGAACTCCATGCCATAGAGAGAGTTGTCGTGAGTGTAACGGTGCAAGTCATGCTGCCGATGCCTTCCGATACATGCACATGGCAATTTATTTGAAGCTGGTAGAACCTTATTTACTTGGAACCGTGGCACATGACGGCTGGTGGAACAACCATCAAGAGCCGGATCTTGGCTACGATGATTTTATTGTATGAGTCCGTTTGAATTTGCACTAGAGCACTATTCAGAAGAAGAGATTGCGTGGATTATGCTGTATTGCATTCGCAATAACGGGGTTGTTTTCAGTGAATCAGACGTGTTTTTATGTGCATTCCCTACACATTCGTCGCAAATCCTAGATAAGTTACATAAATGTCTTGACAAAGCGGACACTTGGTATGTATATATAGCGGCAGGAAACATAAAAAGAGTTTTGGAGGTTGCGAAACCAATGAAGTTTCTTGCATACGAACGATTCGACAAGCGGATAAGGATTTTTGATTACGAGAAGTACCGGAGGCGATATGGGAACAGGCGGAATGGACAGTAAGGACTGGGGGCTTGCGGCAATTACCGGAGGAACAAGCATGTTCTTTGGAGGCGATAAGCCAAAGATGCCCGTTGCTCCTGCCATACCACCACCTGTCGAAGCAGTTGATGTAGCTGGTCAGAAGCAATACACAAAGAAGAAGGCGGCAGAACGCAAAGGTCGTCGCTCAACTATTTTGGGATCGCAACGAATGGGTTCCACTAATCAGGGTAAAAAAGAGGTTCTCGGTTGAACCAACCCTTAGCCATACAACGGAGGAACCATCATGGCAAAATACGGAAACTGGTTTGAGAACGCCCAGAATGTTCTTAGAGGAATATGTACAGGAACGGAAACTACCTATGCGGCAAGCGGGGCAATATCTCTAAAAGATAAAAGCATTGTAATGAACTCTGTATCAGCAGCCTGTGAATTGACGCTTGCAGCAGGGTTATTTCTTGGACAGGAAATTTTTGCTTCGTGTTCTGGAAATATTTCGGCTTGTACAATAACGATTGCAAATCCAGTTGCAGCTGGGGCTGATGTTATTACATTTACAGGAGGAGATGCCGCCATTCTAAGATATACCACAAATGGTTGGGCAGTTGTACAGGGAATTACTGTAGCCTAATATGACAGGACAAGAGATAATCAAAAGGTACAATTCCATGGGTGATTATGCCCGTGGTAATTGGGAACAGTTGTGGCAGGAGTGTGCGGATTGGTGTTGGCCTCTTAACGACAACATCAACCGTGTACGAACCCCCGGCGAAGAGAAGCCGCCACAGCGCATGATAGATGATTGCATTGAGGCGAACTACAACTTTGCTTCAGGGTTCTTCTCTCATATGTTCCCGCCTAATACGGTGTGGGCTAAGTTCCGTCATCCAGATCCAATGATGATGGCAATCCCTGCCGTAGCTGATTATTTCGAGCGTGTCAGTCGAAACGTACACCAATTGCTAATCGGGTCTAACTTCGCTCAGGAGGAGTTTCAGGCTCTTTTAGCAATGGGTTGTTTCGGCACTAACTGCCTAAGTGTTGAGGAGGACAAGGAGAAGATTGTCCGCTTCCGTAACTTCGTTGTTGGCAACGTGCATTTAGATGTGAACCATCTTGGCGAGGTTGACACAGGTGGTCGTGAATTTGAACTTGGGCCACGGCAGGCAGTTCAGCAGTTTGGTCTTAAAGTCCTGAAAGAGAAGGGCTTAGAGCAGATTGTATACGATGCGGAGAATGGGAAGAACTCTAAATACAAGTTCATCCACCTTGTTTGCCCTCGTATGGAATATGATAAGACCAAGAAAGATATTAAGAACAAGCCGTTTGCCTCTTACTATGTGTGCAAAGAGAACGGTGAGATTGTGAAAGAAAGCGGTTATGATATTAACCCTTACAAGACCGGTCGGTTTTCAGTTGGCAATGATGAGATTTATGGTCGTGGCCCGATGTCGATGCTTCTATCAACAGCTCGCAGAACCAATGTAATCTACCGCGACATGCTGGTTAGTGCAGAGGAACACGCTAAACCACGCTGGTTGATCCCTGACGACGACAGCACTAAGTTCGGTCGCTACTACATCAAGTATCGCGCAACGAACCCTAACGGCAAGCCAGAGCGTCTACAGCCTAATGGGGAGCCTACAACCTCATTTGAGATGTACAAGCTTCATGGTGAGCAGATTCGACGTATGTTCTTTAATCACCTGTTCCGTCCGCTTGAAGACAAGCAGAACATGACAGCATGGGAAGCGCAGGAGCGTTCAACCACAGACATGATGACCTTGGCTCCGTTTGTTTCTCGCTATCTAGAAGAGCATGTGTCCCCTGTGATGAACCACGTTTTCTATATCATGCAGAAGCGTAACCTGTTACCGCAGATTCCGCAGGAACTTGCTGATTCGCCGGACTATGAGATTGATTTCGTTGGTCGCCTTTCGTTGGCAACAAAGAGTTTTGAGACTATGGGTGCAATCAACACGCTCCGCATCTTCGGTGAGATTGGTCAGATTGCCCCGCAGATGATGCAGACCGTTGACAACGTAGACCCGGACAAGCTGTTTAAGGAAGTTTGGTATTCCAACAGCAGTTCAATGAATGCCCTCAAGCCAATTGAAGAGGTTGAAGAGGGACGAGCTGCACAGGCAGAAGCCGCCGCCAAGCAACAGATGGTTGATAATCTTGCTCCTGTGGCAGATGCAGTACAGAAAGTCAGTGGCAAAGTAGATCCCGAATCCATACTAGCACAAGGTTAATATGAAAATCTTAGAGCGTTTCAAGCGTCCTCTGCAAAAGAGTGATGTGGAAGTTGTTATCGATGCCGCACACACAATCTCAAGAACCCCAAGCGGGGAAATTCTGTTTAATCATTTGATTGAAAGATTTGAGTTGGATGATCCGTCAAACTGTTTAGGTGAGTCGGAAGCCAACTATCGAAACGGGACGCAGGATGTTGTTAAATACATTCTGTCTCTTGCAAATGAAATCAACACTAGGAGCGAGTAATGAGCGAAGAAGTACAGACACCTGATACTCCTGCCGTAGAGCAGACACAGACTCAGCCTGTAACAGAGACAACTTCATCTTGGGTTAACGAAGATGGAACATGGAATGCTGAAGCTTTCGGCGATCTAAAAGAACATTCTGCTGTTCAGAAATACAAGACACCAGCAGAAACAATGAAGGCACTGATTAACAAGGATCATGTTATCGGAAAGAAGGTTGAGGACTTCTGGTTAAGCGACGATCCAGAGATTTCAGCCAAGCGCAACGAACTCATGGGAGTTCCGGCAGATGCTTCCGGGTATGACTTCAATGTTGAGATTCCTGAGAATGTTCCTGTTAGTGATGAGCGCATTCAGGCATTCAAAGAGTATGCCAAGGAAATCGGGCTGTCCAAGGATAAGGCAGAGGCGTTACTGAAGTTTGACATCCAGAGCGCACAGTCCGTGATTGAACAGCGCGAGCAGGAATATCGCGAAACCACAGAAGAAGCAGTTAAAGGTCTAGACGGGAAGTGGAAGAACGATAAGGATTACAACCTATCAAAGGCTGTTGATGCGCTTACTTACCTTGGGCTTGATGACTTGGCAGAAGATGTGGGCAACTTAGTTAGCCCTGAAGCTGTGAAGTTCGCAGAGCAGGTATTTGATAAGATTGTGCCACTGATTGATAACGACGAGATCATCGAAGCCCGTCAGACGCAATCCCTGTCCACAATCGAGGATCGCCTAAGACTTCTTGATGATGAGATATGGGCATTCCCTGCTGACGAACTCAATTCTGAGAAATACAAGCTGAAAATTAACGAGCGTAAACAGCTTCTTGAAAAAATAGCTTGACAAGTTACAAATATGTAGTATAGATAGAGGCAACAAGGTTAGAGATAGATACCTCCATTAAGGAGCCTAGCGAGATAACCAATGGCGAGAGCCATTAAATCTAGGCAACGACCCCTTCACAGGGATACTCAGGCCAACCGAAAATTAAAATGAGTATAAAATCAACCTTAATGGAGGAATTATAATGTCTATTGACAATTTTAACGCCACAGGCTTTAATCGTAATATTTTGCGTACAGTCGAAGCGACAGGCGGAAAGATGCGTCAGGTGTGCCAACTGGCATCCGGCGACCTATACCGCGAAAAGGGGATCTATCCACGAATCACTGGTGGTGGACGACCAACAAGAATTACCACACGTTTCCCTGACTCTCCGACTTCGGAAGTTTCTTATGGAAACCGTTCAGTAACCCGTCAGGATTACCATGATGGTCAGTTTGCAGACCGTGCAGACCTAGACCGTATGGTGGTTGATCCTCGCGATCCTAAACTAAGCATTATGACTGCTAAGTTCCGGCGCGAAGAAGACTTGCTTATCCAGAGCAAAATGCTTGGTGATGCACTTGGTGGAGCACTTGGTGCAACTACAGTAAACTTCGCTTCAGGAAACATCATTCCTGTTGGTCTTGGTGCTGGCTCAGGTCTTACCAATGCCGGGTTTACTTATGAGAAGTTGACCAAAACCATCCAGACGCTGTCTGATAACAATGTTGACATGGAAGACATGAGCAACATGCCTGTTATCTACATCAGTGGAGCACAGCTGAATGATATGCTGAATGATGACAAGTTCATCAATCGCGATTATATCAACAGTTCCTTGGTGAACAACGGATGGAAAGGTATTCAGGGTTATATGGGTTGCAACTGGGTTGTTACCAATATCCTGCCTTACGCCACCTCTAGTGCCGGAACTACGTTCAATATCGATCTCGATACAGACGTTACCACCGATGCTGAGCAAGCTGCTGGAACTTACCCCACCGCTGGTGTGTGGAAAGATACTGACAGCTCTGACGTTCGTGTTGCAATCGCTACTGTTAAGAATGCGACGATGTTTGAAGTCAAGCCGGATATCATGACTGATGTTTGTCAGCGTAAGGATAAGTCCAACCGCTGGTACGCTTACATGGAAATGGGCTTCGGCGCAGTTCGCATGGAAGAAGAGAAGGTCATCGCTATTCCTTGTGACCAAAGCCCTGCATAATTAACTAGGAGATAAATCATGGCTACTATTAAAAGTGATATTGTTACAGCAATTGATGCGGCTAATCCCGCGATTGCAGAACCAGAAGTTTATATGGGAACGAGCAAGATTATTCCGTTCTTCATTGACGCTTCAGAAGCCCTTGTAGACAGTGGTGACGAAATCGTCATTACGAAGGCTTTGCCACCTAAGACTCGCGCCATTGCTCTTGGCCTGTGTCACGATGGTACAGATGGTCTTGCTGGAAGCACGACTATTGCTGTAACGGCTGGAACTACCGTGCTGACCACATCAGCGACTTATGTAACATCTACAGACACCAATGGTGCTTGTAATGTTCTTTCGCTGAAAAACACCGATGTAGGCGGAGCTGTTATTAAGCTCACCGTCGGCGGTGCTGATTGGTCTGATACCGTTGACCTCTACGGATGGTTGATGGTTGCTACCGCACAGTAATTAGGGATGGGAGTTGGGGGGGGTTAAACCCCCTTCTCCTGACTTCTTATGGCACTTACCAAAACAGTAATATGCAATCTTGCTCTGTCTGAAATCGGTAACTACCGGAATCAACTGACAGACTTTGACACCGACACCAACAGCGTTGCGGTTCAATGCCAACTCCACTACCCAAGAGCGGTAGAGGAGCTTGTTCGTATGCACACTTGGAACTGCGCTCAGTTTCGTACACAACTAACTACAAGTGCTTACACAGGGCATGGATGGGACTATACAGCGACAATCCCGACAGGCTCACTCCGGGTTATTGCTCTTGCAACATCAAGCACATCAACGCGTCTACTTGTTCCAAACTCAGAATGGGTTGTTGAAAACGGTAACATTCGCACAAATCACGAAGACCCCTACATTCTATACATGAAAGAGCCTGAACCTGCGAACATGGATTCGTTGTTTTCTCAGGCACTATACACCTTACTTGCATCAAAGCTGGCTGTCCCTGTTATGGGAGACGGTGGCTACGATGTTAAACGCGCTCTGCTTGACGAGTTCCTTAACATGATTATGCCGGAAGCCCGGCGCGTTGATGGATTTGAAGAGAACTTAGACGACCAAATTTATAGCGATTATTTATCTGCGACATTTGACAGCACATCAGGCGCAAACTCTTGGCCACCATTTGCTAGTGGCATAGACTACGGAACATTTAGCTGGTAGGAGAATTATGAAATTATATGAACTTGCAGAAGTTACAGGTATGTCCGTGAAGGATTTAAAGAAAGAGCTTGGGCAAAAGTCCCACTTTGTAAAACTTTCTGATGAGGTTGTCGCTGAGTATCTTGGCGGTGAAAAAAAAATCAAGGAAGCCCGACAAGAGGAAGCGGCGGTTGTTGATACAGCAGAAGAGGTTGCTGTAGTTGCTCCTGAAGTTTTAGAGAAAAAAGAGGATTGTCCGTTTACAGTTGAGCAGATCGAATTAAGCATTCGTGTTTCTGGCAACAAATCTAATGCATGGAAATGGAGACACCTGTTGAATGGCTAAGAAAGTTATCAATAGTTTCAACGCAGGGGAGCTTTCCCCCTACCTGTACGCCCGTTCTGATTTAGACAAATATCATAGCGGGTGTTTAACTATGGAGAACTTCGTACCGCTGCCGTATGGTGGTGCTACGCGCCGTCCTGCTATTGAGTATAAGTTTGCCTCTGTTGATGATGACAAAGTTAGATTGGTTACATTTGCATTCTCTACAGAAGAAACATATCTCCTTGCTATTGGTGATGGTGAGATCAACATCTATCAGGATGGAACTTTAAAAGACACCGTAACTGCTGTGTGGGCGGATACAGAACTTGATGATTTGAAGTGGGTTCAATCTGCTGATGTTATGTGGTTCACACATCCAAGCTATGCAGTGCAACGGCTAGAGCGAGCTTCCGCTACATCATGGAGCATTGCCGATGTAGAATGGGATTATCAGCCATCTCTTGATGAGAACGAAGAAGACATCTTTTTAGACCTAACCTTTAGTGGGACAGCATGGGCGCCGTCTACGGCTTACAGCCAAGGCGATAGGGTTATATCCGATGGCATTACCTATAAATGCTTATTTGACCAGAGCGGTAGTTTGTACACAAACCTAGAAGCATTTCAAACCGCCTATGCAGACGGTCATTGGCAAGCAACCAATGAAGGGTTAACAGCAACGCTTGAGGCATGGGATGCCGCTAGTGGCGGGAGCGCATACGCTCTGTTCCCAGACAACTCGGTTATTGGGGATCGCTATTTCTTAGGTAACACAAGAAACGGAAAGATCCTTGAATCTGGCGGCACTAAAGGCCCGTTCAATCCAGCAACACTTGATGGCTTTTATTTGTCACAGAAGTTTTCAGAAAGAACCGCTGGGATTATATCAACCCCTGCACTTGGGGCAACTACAACGCATGTGGGACAGCCATTAAATGCTTCCTTTTCTAATTGGTCTTTCGATTTTACTGCCACTGCATTTTCTGGAACTGTAACAATAGAGCGTTCTCTCGATCTTGGGGACACATGGGAAGACTATGTAATTATAGGTGATGTTGCCACAGCACAGGGCAAGGCATTTTCCGCAGCTTCGGAGTCTGAGGAACCATCTGGTTCTTGGATTAGATGGAAAGTGGTATCATTTGTCGCAACAACCGTTTCAATTAACCTAACTCTTGATGATGCTAGAATGGATGGTATTGTAGAAATTACAGGTTGGACAGATACAAACACCGTTACTGTAGAGGTGATTTCTGATGTTCAGAAGGAACTTGGAACTAGCGTCACTGGTGTTGCGGCAAGTGGTGGAGTTCCAAATACATTATCAAAAAGAACCAAGATGTGGAGTGAGGGTGCGTTTTCTTCCGCGAATGGGTTTCCATCTTCTGTGGCAATGTTTGAAAACCGCCTATGCTTCGCCGGAACATTAACAAACCCAAACAGGATTTGGCTTTCTCAGATTGATGATTATCAGAATTTTCAGGTTACTAATCTTGCTACTGGCGCAATGGACTTGATTCTAAACTCAGGTAGACAAGATGAGATTAAGTGGCTTGTTCCGCAGGAGATTCTTGTTATTGGAACGTCAGGTGGTGAGTGGGCATTAGGGCCAGTTGCAGACAACCAACCTGTAACGCCGACAGATTATAATCTAAAGCAGAAGTCAACCTACGGAACATCCGGTGTTCAGGGGTTGCTTGTTAATAATGCTGTGTTATTCCCGATGCGTCAGAACAGAAAGATTCGTGAGTGGTTCATGCAGTATGACACAAAGGAAGCGGCTCAGGATGTTACAATTTTGTCGGAACACATTACCAACGGCGGGATCACCCAATGGGACTATCAGCAACAGCCTGACAATATCCTATGGAGCATCCGTGGAGATGGAACGCTTCTTGGATTCACCTACGAGCGTGACCAGAATGTAACGGGATGGCATAGGCATGTTGTTAATGACACAACCAAGAACTATGGAATCTTTGATGGCTCTGATGACTATGTTGATTTAGAAACAGCCTTCACTCATGCAAACACTTCTGCTGGTGAAATTGATTTCCGGTGTTCGTTTAAAACATCAACGGCTCCATCATCTGATTTTATCTATAATCAAGCTGGTGATTTTGAGGTTGAACTTACTGATGAAAATACCATTCGGGTTATTGTTGGTCGTGATGCTCAGCCCGGAGGTTCGTTTGTAATTAATCAGTCCGGCAATTTTACATCAGACTTTGATGATGGTGAGTGGCACAATCTTCGTGTTGAACTTGATCCAACTGTTACAACTGGAAATCTTTCAATTACTATTGATGGGGTTCATGCCACTGGCAGTCCATTTGATGCAGATTGCAGTACGTGCGTTTATGATAATTCAACTTACAATGCGGTGCTTGGTGCGGCAAGAGCCTATGGCGTAGGAACAGTACCGTATGCCCCTGTGAAAGCAGACATTTCACACGCATCTCTCTCTCTTGGAGGGGTTAAGCAATTTACATTTTCATTTGATGATGCCACTGGAACTGTGGTTTCCGATATTACAGGGGCAAATGATGGAGTGGTTATTGGCTCAACGACGTTTTGGGGAAGCGAAGATTATTCATTTAGTTTTGAATCTGTTGCTGTAATCCCTAGTATTAATGAGGAGGATCAGGTTTGGGTTTCGATAAAAGCGGAGATAGACGGTCTTACAAAGCGTTATATAGGAAGGTTCGACGACCGAGAATGGGGAACGGATTATACAACCGAGTGGAGGGGGTCAGACCTTTACACAGTATTTTCGAGTCCGGGGTCAGCAACCCTTACGGGTTTGGGTTATTTAGAAGGAAAAACGGTTAGCGTTGTTGCCGATGGTGTTCCGAAGGCTAATGCAGTTGTAACGAGTGGGGAGATCACTGTTGATTCTGCCGCTTATACTACTATTGTTGTGGGCCCGCCATTCACCGCAACCCTTGCTCCGATCTATCTGAACTCAGAGAGTCAGTATGGCACTAGTCGTGGAAGTCAGGTCGGATGCTCTAAGGCCATCATACGCTTCAAGGACACCTATTCAGCCTCTGTTGGGCAGTCAGTATCAGATGTGGAGTCCGTACGCTTTGACGGCGACGATACAGCCCTTTATAACGACGATGCGGAAGCCTACTTCGACAACGGAAGCGACTTCCTTCTAACATGCTATATAGTGAACAGCGATCAAATGCCATGCACCGTGCTTGCCATGATCCCTAAATTGGAGGTTGCGAGATGATGGGGGCATTCTTAGGACTTGCGGCTGCTGGTACAGGGCTAAAAGCGTTTGGGCAATATCAGGCGGGAAGACAGCAACAGGCAATGGCAGATTATAATGCCCGGCT